ACCGGATGGCCGCGCCCGAAAAAGCATGTGGACCCCACAATAGCCCCCACGCACTAAGGAAAGCAGCCAATCAGGTTTTATACGTGAAGACTCGTTAGTAACTCATGGATGAGTAAGTGGTCCCTACCCACTAATTCTGACAGGCAATTGTATTGCTATTTGTGTATTATATTATTATAGGTGTGCTACGGGCCAATCTAAAGTTATGTTATGGGGCCTATCATAAAAAAGCAAAATATAGGTACCTATTCACATATTGATTATATGGTTATGTGCGGATATATGATCCGCCACGTGTTTACAAAGGATATGGATTGTCCTATAAATATTTTGCATATCTCGCCTTCGTTCATGCAAGATGTATTCTGTTAACAGACGTGGGTATAAGACTCCGTATAGGAGTCCGTATGTCGCTCGTGTAACACCATATGTTTATCGTAAGACGTCGTTTAAACATACGTCTAAATCTCGTGTACCTCGAAAGTTGGCGTATGAATCGCCAAAAGTGTTATATATGCGACGCTCAATGGAAGATGTCCATGATGGGGCTTCTTTGAAGTTGCCTCAACAGGGGGATCATACGTCCTACGTGACACTCCCGTGTCGTGGTATCGATGGTAATGGGGGTAGGTCTGTGGACCATATAAAATTATTAAGCTTGAGGGTTTCTGGGACCGTCAATGTCAGTCAATTCGGTGGTGATGACAATATGGGAGAGAAAACAACCATGATAGGTATCTTTTTCATGGCTTGTCTTGTTGATAAGAAACCTTTCGTTCCAGAGGGGGTCAGCACATTGCCGACGTTCAAGGAGTTGTTCGGGGAATATGAATCCGTGTATGGCATGCCTAGGTTGAAGGAAAACGTCCGTCACCGTTATCGCGTTATTGGGACGTCGAAATTATATATAACGACCGATGAAGATCACATCCAGAAGCCTTTTAGTATACGTCGAAGACTCAGTGGAGGGAAATATCCTATTTGGTCTTCGTTCAAGGATGTGGATAATAGTAGTACAGGTGGTAACTATAAAAATGTAAATAAGAACGCTATACTAGTTAGTTATGTGTGGGTATCGCTATGTCGGAGCACCTGTGATGTGTATTCTCAGTTTGTACTTAATTACGTCGGCTGATAATAAAATTATATAAGGGTTTTGACATTAATTATGATTGAACTAATGAAACATGCGATGAACATCAATGGGAAGCATATAGAGTTTTATTATGTTCCGAATCAAATATTGTACATATCAATTGTTTATTACAATTGCCGTGGGGCTTCGGATTTGATTTTGATGAGACACTTGTTTATGGTACTCTCCAGCAGGGTCTCGAGGTCCTTTCTGGATACTGAGTCGGATGGGGCCTGTGATACTGAGTCTCCTGGGTCTAACTCTGGTGTGTTTAATCTGTGTAGTCTCTGGTAAGGATATTCTGTGGACTCGTTGTCTAAGTCTGTTGGTGTTGTCGATGGGTCCATTCTCATGGACTGTGAACGAAAGTGTTCCAGCCGTGCTGGGTTTGATGAGCTGGGTAGCCCAATCTGAGACTTTGTGGCCCATGTTTCTCCAGGCATTATGGTAATGGGCCTAGTGGATATTGTTCTGTGGGTCTGAGCAGATGGATTTGGATTGAGGAGACGCCGTCTGGTTTCTCCACGTTCCACGGACCAAAAGTCTATGCATTCTTTTGTGAATCCCTTGGATCGTATGTTGATCGTAGGGGGCTTGAATCGTATGTCCGTGGAATGCTTGGCAGTCGATAATCTTAGTCTTGCCTTGATGGAGGCGAATTTGACCCCTTCTACGACGTTCGAGTCCTCGACTTTGTATATAATTTCCCATGGTGAGGGTTCTGACACTGAGAAGTAAGTGGAGGAGTAGTAATGGAGATCGACGTTACACGTTATCGGGAATGTGAAAGCAGCTTGTGCTGCGTCTTCGAGGCTCACGCGATTATCCCTGATCTCCACAATTACTGAGCCCGTTGCATTAAATGGGACTTGGTTATTGTATTCTATTATGATGTGATCGATCTTCATGCATCTGCCCTTAAGCCGCATGGTGGCCTGTTCGAATGAACTGGGAAATTGAAGATAAATCGGTGATGCGTCATTTGTCAGTGCATACTCGGTCCTTTTGGTGTCGATGTATCGGTTGTTGTCAACTGTATATGTGGCCTCCATCCTGTGTGGTTTGTGACAAATGACGTTATAAGTGAGAATGTATACATAAAATGCAGTAATAATTATGAGATTGGTCAAATCATATGAGCATACATGCAGTAACATGAACATGATGGTAAGAAAACATCAAGTATTTATAATAGGCCGCGCAGCGGGATGGCTTTGATGATATACCGTTAACTGGGCTGGAATAGATGCTACGCACCGCGATATAATCCTTTATACGTGATGTAGATGTCAGGGACGATAGAAGGAGGATATTGAACTGGCGTGTAACGATGGTAAGTAGATGTTGGTTTTATAGCGGATGAAGCAACTGCTGTGCGAGACGATGTCGTGTAAATAAGCCACGGAGCTTGCTATTGGTAGAGAGAGAAACTAGAGAGAAGCGAGAGCAATTGGAGACACCTCGGTTGAAGTCTCTTATGTATTGGAGACAATATATAGTGTCTCCAAATGGCATTGTCGTAATTAGTGACAGGTCCTTTACGCGTCATGTGGTCCCTACTGCGAATTTAAAGTCGAAAAAGTATTGCGGCCATCCGTCTAATATT